AGCTAACCAAGATATTCTTGATGAAAATGGTCAAGAGTCAGAACAAAAAGGAATAGACTTTTGCTCTAATCTTTTAGGTGGAACTTGGAAACAAACATCTTATAACGGCAACATTCGTAAGAATTATGCTGGTGTTGGGTATACTTACGATGAAACACTAGATGCTTTTATTACACCTAAACCATTTAACTCATGGGTATTAGATCAAGATAAAGCACAATGGAAAGCTCCTGTAGAGATGCCTACTGATGGTAAAATGTACTCATGGAATGAAGAAACATTAACTTGGACAGAAGTGACTGGGGTATAAGATGGTTAAGCATAATGTAAATGAAGTTGAGTCAAGATTAAGTACGCATGAAGAAGTATGTGCTTTTCGTTATGAGTCAATTAATGCTCGTCTTAAAAGACTAGAGCAAATACTTTTAGGAACAGCAGGGTTTGTAATTGTTTTTTTACTAACACATAAATTCTTTTAAGATGCTATTAACTAAACAAAACTTGCGTAAACTTTATGCCTGTTTTGTTAAACTACCACCCTTTAATCTATACCCAATGCCAGCACCTCATAAAGTGGGGTTTGGAGTGATGGATACAAAGGGAGAAGTGTTAGGGTACTTTCACACCTACCCTACAAGAATAGAAATAGACATTGCTAATGATTCTTTTTTAAAAGTATCTGAGACCCTTATGCACGAAATGGTGCATTGTATGTTATGGAATAGTGGGCATACGGATTATGATAAGCACTCAGTTAAGTTTAAAAAGTATTCAAAGATGGTTTGTGATGAATATAACTTTAATTTAGAGGAATTTTAATGGATCCAATAACCATATTATCTGCATTCTTACCAGTTGCTATGGATTTAGGTAAGTCTCTTATTAATAAGTTTGTAGCACCCGATGTGTTTAAACCAGCTACTATTGAACAATATACTCAAATGAAGAGTATAGATTTAGAGTTCTTTAAGGTAATGAATGAGGTTGGGGCAGGTAATCCATCTTACCCTTGGGTAGAAGCCATAGTTAGACTAATGCGTCCTATAATAGGGGTTCTTGTTCTTTCTACATGGGTATATACAGTGTGTACTGGACAACCAAGTGATGAAGTTAATAACTTTGCTAGTGCAGTTGGATTCTATCTCTTTGGAGAACGCAGTTTGTTCTATATTAAGAAGAAATGAAACTAACTCCTAACTTTAGTTTAGAAGAACTTACATTTAGTCAAGTAGCATCAAGAAGAGGAGTAGATAATACACCCTCTGCTAAAGTAAAAGATAATTTAGAAAGACTTGCTTTATTTTTAGAACAAGTCCGTAAAGTGGTTAATAAACCCATATCCATAAGTTCAGGATATAGATCAAAGGAAGTTAATGAATCAGTGGGTGGATCTAAAACATCTCAACATTGTGAGGGGTGTGCAGCTGACTTTAATGTCAAGGGAATGTCTCCTGATGCTGTGGTTAGAGCCATTGTCACTGCTGATATTCCTTACGATCAGGTTATATTAGAATTTGATAGTTGGGTACATATATCTATTCCAACTATTAAAGGCAGTACCCCTAGGAAACAAGCCTTAGTAATAGATAATAAAGGTAAAAGAAACTTTAACTAAAAGGAAAATATTATGCCAATGGTCGGAATGAAGAAGTTTGCTTATACTTCAAAAGGTAAAAAAGAAGCTAAAGAGTATGCTAAAAAAACTGGTAAGAAAATGGCTGCTAAGCCTGTTAAAAAAGCTGGTGCAAAGCGTGGCTACTAAACCAGGACTCTATGCTAACATTAATGCTAAGCGTGCTAGAATTAAAGCAGGCTCAGGTGAAAAGATGCGTAAGGTAGGGGCGAAAGGTGCTCCTACTGCTAAAGCATTTAAACAATCATTAAAGACTGCGAAAAAAAAATGAGTACTCCAGCGTGGACAAGAAAAGAAGGCAAGAATCCTAAAGGTGGATTGAATGCCAAAGGAAGAGCTAGTTATACAGGAGGCACTCTAAAAGCCCCTGTTAAAGCTGGTGATAACCCTCGTAGAGCTTCTTTCTTAGCTCGTATGGGTGGTATGCCTGGACCTGAAAAGAAACCTAATGGAGAGCCTACAAGATTACTACTATCTCTTAAAGCTTGGGGTGCTTCTTCTAAAGCAGATGCAAAGGCTAAAGCTAAAGCAATATCTAACAGAAATAAAAACAAAAAGAAGTAGTTGACATTAGACCATAATTATGGTATAATTGTTATATATACTGGGAAAATAATACATGACTTATTTAGAAGTTGTCAATAAGGTTTTACGAAGATTAAGAGAACCAACTGTAGCCTCTGTGAGTGAAAACTCATATAGTGCTCTTATTGGTGAACTTGTCAATGTATCCAAACGAGAAATAGAAGATGCTTGGAACTGGTCTGTTTTAAGAACAACTCTTACAGCTACCACTGCTCCTGATTTATTCAACTATGTTCTTAGTGGTGCTGGAACTCGCTTTAGAGTTTTAGAAGTTATTAATGACACAGACAATTTCTTTATGAAACCTAGAGATGGTAAATGCTTTGAAACTCAGTTACTATTAGCTACTGTACAAAAAGGTACTCCTGCTTTTTATAATTTTAATGGTGTTACTGTTTATGGTGATACACAAGTAGATGTATACCCTGTACCTGATACTGTTTATACACTACGTTTTAATGTGGTCATGCCTCAAGATGATTTAACTCTTGACACTGAAGTAGTGCAAATACCTTATACGCTTCTTATTGAAGCAACACTTGCTAGAGCAATTGCTGAAAGAGGTGAAGATGGTGGTAATCAAGATCAAGAGATGCGTTATAGAAATATGTTAGCTGACCTTATTGCAATTGAGAATGGTCATAGAGTAGAAGAAACTACTTGGTATCCTAACTAGCATGGCTGGGACCTTAAAAACTACATCCATTTCAGCACCAGGATTCATGGGTTTAAACACCCAAGACTCTTCTGTTACGCTTGAAAGTGGATATGCTTCTATAGCAACTAATTGTATCATAGATAAATATGGTAGATTGGGTGCTAGAAAAGGTTGGGATGCTGTTACAAATGCTACTAATGCAGTTGTTACAGGAAGTATCTCAACTACTACTTTAACTGTATCAGCAGTTACTTCAGGGGCATTATCAGTTGGTGTAGTATTATCAGGTACTGGAGTTACTGTAGGAACTACTATTACTGCTTTAGGTACAGGTACAGGTGGAGTAGGCACTTATACAGTAAGTGTATCTCAAACAGTTTCAAGTACAACTATAACTGCATCTAATGCGTTAGGTTCAGAAAACCCTATAGAATCTATTTTTGAATTTAAAGATGTAGCTGGAAATATAACTTATTTATCTTCAGGCAATCTAAAAATATATAGTGGAAATGAAACTCTAAAAGTAGAAACTATTAAAAGTTCAGGTGCTAACCCATCAACAGATTTATCACCTCAACCTACTTTTACAGGAAGTAGATGGCAATGGGCTGCTCTTCCTGAAGGAACAGGTCCTGATGCAAACTCTTATGGCTTTGCTGCACAATTAGGAAATCCTTTATTAGTATGGAGAAGAAAAGGTGTTGCAGATCCACATACTGGTAATTTTGTTTTACAAAAAGTAGATCAAACTACTGGTTATGGTCATAAACCAACTGGAGTTACTACATTTGATCCTGACTGTATTATTTCTGCTTTTGGTAGAGTTTGGGTTGCTAATTTAACAAGTAATAAATCAACTATATATTATAGTAAACTTGTTGATCCTGCTGTATTTTCAGGAACTGGTTCAGGTCTTATTGATATTGCTTCTGTAGTTGGCAATAATGATGAAGTTGTAGCCTTAGCTCAACATAATAAATATTTAGTTATTTTCTGTAAAAATAATATTGTAGTTTATCAAGGTGCTAATGATCCTACAACAATGACATTAGCTGATACTATTAAAGGTGTTGGATGTATTGCAAGAGATTCAGTACAAAATACTGGTAATGATTTAATATTCTTATCTAAGAGTGGTGTAAGAAGCTTTAACAGAACAGTACAAGAAAACTCAATGCCACTTCGTGAACTATCTCTTAACATTAGAGATGACTTAGTTGGTTATTTAGCTGTAGAAACTACGAATAATATTAGAAGTGCCTATTATGAAAAAGATGCTTTTTATCTTTTAACATTCCCAGGTTCTAAAGTTACAGTTTATTTTGATTTAAGGCAAGTCCTTCAAAATGGAGCAGCTAGAAGTACTTTGTGGAATAGTACCGCTGGTACACCTTATACAGCATTTTGCTCTACAGAAGACAGAGAACTCCTAATTGGACTTCCTGGTAAGATTGCTAAATACAATGGCTATTTAGATGGAACTACTTCATATAATATGACTTATTATACATCTAGTTCTGACTTAGGTAGTGCTACAACTAATAAGATGTTAAAGAAAGCTTCATTAGTTATTATAGGTACTGGTGATCAAGATTTTTCATTTAAATATGGTTATGACTATACATTAAATTATACAACACAACCTATTAATAGAAATTTAGGTACAGGTATATATAGTACTTTTAATACTACTTTTGAGTATAATATTGCTAAATATTCTTCAGTAGGTATTGGTGTTAATACAATTTCAGTGCCTTTAGGTGGATCAGGAAAAGTAATACAATTTGGAGTTGAGTCAACAATTAACGATAATCCAGTCTCTATACAAAAGATTGATGTCTATTTACAAACAGGGAAAATGATATAATGGCAAACTATACCAAAGCAACCAACTTCTTAGCAAAAGATTCTTTAGCAACAGGCGATGCTGCTAAAATTATTAAAGGCTCTGAGTTTGATACTGAGTTTAATGCTCTACAAACAGCAGTAAATAGTAAAGCTAATTCTATTTCTCCAGCTTTTACTGGTACTCCTACAGCTCCAACAGCAGCTTCAGGAACTAATACTACACAACTTGCTACAACAGAGTTTGTAATGGCTACTGTAGTTCCAACAGGTTTAATTGCTATTTGGTCAGGGTCTTCTGCTAGTATCCCTACAGGTTGGTTATTATGTAATGGTTCTAGTGGTACCCCTGATTTAAGAAATAGATTTGTAGTTGGTGCTGGATCTACTTATGCTGTAGATGCTACAGGTGGTAGTGCAGATGCAATTGTGGTATCTCATACTCATACTGCAACAGTAACAGACGCTGGACATACTCATAGCACAGGAACAACAGGAACTACTTATCTTAATGACGTTTCAGGTGGCGGAGGTAGAACGCACCCAGCAAGTAATGGTGGTTCAACTTCTGGCACAGCTACAACAGGTATTACAGTAGCAAACTCTACAACAGGTTCTAGTGGTACTAATGCTAACTTGCCACCATACTATGCTTTATGTTATATTATGAAGAGTTAATGAGTAAGATAGAATATGTAAACCTTCTCTACAGGATTTATGGAAGCCCTAAAGAGAATAAAAAAAAGTTTTTAGAAGAAGCATCTACTTGGGAATATTACCCAGTGTACAAAGAAGACAAAGTAGTTGCTATATTCATGACTAAAGGTAACAGAATACATTGTGGATGTCTTCCTGAAGCTAGTGGAAAATGGTTTCCAATGAAGATGTATAAAAGACTTTGTAAGAATATTATTCTTAAATATGGTAAAGCAGAAACATCTACTTACATTGATACAAAAGAATTTGTAGAAAGACTAGGATTTAAAGAAGTTGGAAGAACTAAAGATGTTATTAATTTTATAAAGACAGAGGTTTAATATGAGTTTTATTACAGATGCACTTGGAATAACTGGACAGGATGAACCTGATTATAGTAAAATGGAATTTAAACCTTATTCTATTTCAGGTCCTACTGGTGGAGTAAGTTTTGAAGGACAATCAGGAAAGGTTACTCTTTCTCCTGAACTTCAGTCTTTGTATGCTAGATATACAGGAGCTGCTACTGAAGCTTTACCATCAGCAGAACAAAATGCTTTTGCTACAGATGTAAGTAATTATGGTAGAGGTTTATTTGGTCAAGCTACTGGTATGGATACTAAGAAAATGACTTCTGATTATTATAGTAGTGTACAAGATATATTAAATCCACAAAGAGAAATGGAAAATACTACTTTAGCTAATACATTATTTTCTCAAGGACGTACTGGTGCTGGTGTTGGTGTATCAGGTGGTGGTTATATTAATCCTGAACAGTATGCTTTATTTAAAGCTAGAGAAAATCAAAATCAACAAATCTTTTTAGGTGCTGAAGATAGAGCTAGACAAATACAAATGGATCAAATACAAAGAGGTTTAGGTTATTATGGTATGGGTAATGAACTTAAATACCAACCTTATCAAACTTCAGCAGGTCTAGCAGGACAAGGTATTAATTTAGCAGGTGTTAATACTCCTTATATTGGATATGGATTACAAGCAGGTACAGGACAAGCTCAAGCTGGTGCTAATATAGTAGGTGCTCAACAAGCCTATCAAGATACACAAATGGGTTTCTGGGGTGATTTAATTGGTGGTGCTTCTACAGCTTATGGTGGTTATATGGCAGGTAGAAAATAAGGAGATTTAAATGGCGACAATAGTTCCTGGATTATTTGGTAAATCTTCTGCAGATGTTGCAGCAGAAACTCAAAAACGTATAGATGATTTTCTTAATGTCTCTAGACAAAGGACTGGTCCT